CATTATCGACTCCGGTGTTAGAAGGTCTCAATTGACTAAGTGGTTGATTAGGAATTCTCATGCTTTTAGCAGATTCATTTTCAGCTAATGATTTAGCTAATCTTTGAATTTGCTTTATAGCAGCTTGTGGTGATCTAGCAGCAAGACTTTCAAGCATTTCCATTTTAGTTAAGTCTTGTCCTAGAGAATATAAAACATCTCCCGAATTATCTACATAGTTAGCTAATAGCTGTACTGTGTTCGGAAATGCAGAATACTCTATGTCACCAGTTACCTTATCAAAATCATCGTACTTTTCTCTTCCTGCATTGATCTTTTGGGTAAAACTATTAACAGTATTTCTAGCAAGTTCTTCTTCATGCTTTGTTCTAGCTTCTTGCACCCATTGATCACGCAATCTTTGCGCTTCTTCACCAGCAATCTTTCGATAGTAACTTTCATCTAGCTGATTATTTTGAGCATTAATAGGCTCAGTCCTTTTGACTTCACCATATTTTTGAGCATAATAATCTGGCTGCTCATTTTGCAACCTATGCTGTCTATCAATCGTTTCTTTACGAACACGATTAACAATGTCTGTTACTTCAGACTGCCTAAAAGTTCTTTCTTCACGACTCTCACCTACATTTGCATTTGAACTAGAACTTGCATTTGCATTAGAGTCATATGAAGCAGGAGCAGGAGCAGAGTTATTTGTACTTTGACTCTGACTAATTCCTTCTGAAACTTCAGTCATATTGGTTCCTTAGACTATTCACCCGTCACGGTAATTGGCGCTTCCACAATCGCGTGGATCTCGTCTATTTTCTTAAAAAGATAAAGTTTATAGATAAACTAGCTATTAACCCGCTACGGTATACACAAATTTGACATATTAATACACAATTGTCAACAAAAATTATTAAATTAAACGATTAAAAATCCTATCAATATCGTTCCATCTAAAGCTGTAGCTGCAGTATTATTGTAAATTGTTAATGTCGATGTTCCATTTCCTGCGGTTGCTTGTAATGTTATATTTTTGGTAGTATTTGTTCCGCCCATCAAGACAGGAAGTACTACTGAACTAGTAGTAATAAAAGAATTAGTAAATGTAATGGTATAACTAGCACCACCTGCAGTGGTTAAAGATGAGGTTGTAATAACCCCTGCTTGATTATTAATAGTTACAGCATTAGACGCCTCGATCCCTGTTCCTTTAACAAGAATAATGCTACCAGATCCAGATAATGTATTAGTTGCATTTAATTGCATTACATTAGCAGTTCCAATCCCGGAATCAGCTACAGTACCTGCAATATCAGCAGCTTTTAATAGATTATTAAGCACAGTTGCCGCACTTACAGATGCAACAGACGACTTAGTGTTATCTGATACGGATTTAGTTGCTGCCTGACCCAATGCGCCGCCATCTTGAATAGTTCCTGCAGTATCGGCAAAAGTTGCAATATGTCCCGCAGTAAATGACCCTGTAACTGATGCCACAACAGATTTAGTATTGTCTGACACAGCCTTTGCTGCGGCTAAACCCAAAACTCCTCCATCCTGAATAGAAGATGCACCAGCAAATCTTGCTATATGGCCAGCGGTAGGGGTTCCGGTAACTGTAACTCCGCCCGGGGGAACTACTTCATTTAAGGTTATAACACCATTAGAAATAGTGGGATAAAACTCTGCATAAGTGCCAGGAGATTGAATATAATTAGCATTTCCAACAGCACCATACCACATATCGATAATATCAGTATTATAAATGTAAAATCCTTGTAAAGTTACAGGATTTAAGTAACTAGCAGTAGTAACAGTTGCTAGATTATCACTACTAATTATTTTAACGCGTCTAACATTGGGTTGGTTTATTTGACCTGGTTCATCAGTAATTATTAAGAGGACACCCATTTTAATTTCCTTTTAAAATGTTATATATATTAAAATTTTAACCGCGAGTCGGAACACTTTTACCCGTAGCACGTTTAAACGAGCCTTCATGATGTCCCATGCCCATTTTACCATGCTGACCTACTTCCATATCGCCCTTTCTTTGCAATACTCGGCTAATACCTTGTTGATGATTATCGTTCACATGACGGTTATCTATCATAGATGAATGAGATTTGGGCGATACTTTGCTACCATGTTCATGCATTTTTGGATGAGCAGCATGATGCGCAGCTTTATGTGAATTGCGAATTGCATGATGTTCCATTTCTGCCTTTCTGTGATGAGCCGCTCCATGATGTTTTTTGTGCATTTTACTTTCCTCCAAATAGTTTTTTAACGTTAAAAATTCTTCCCATAGTAATATTCTGTGTTGCTCGAACTTCTGGATTAGAAAATGTCCAAATTTCACCAGTTTCGTGCATAGCAACAGTATACATCAAATTATGTTCAATACCATAATCTATTACAAACCAAGCTAATCCCTTACCTTTGGGTGTTTCTAGTTCAATAGGAGGATTAAGTTGTAATATCATTTAACCCTCGTTGGCTTAACTGCTTTATTAGCTGCTTTACAAGATGATTTCTCTATTTTTATGTACTTTTTATCATAAAGGCTCGATGTCTTGGACTTCATTTGATTCTCCATTGATTATTTCATATTCAATTCTATTTTTCATTTCTTCTATAGATTTTAGGTCTTTATTATTTAATATTACGTTATACATGTTTAAATTGTTGTGCATGTTAATCATGAAACCAAGATAAGCATCTTGAGTAGATGTTATCTTTGAATCACCATTTACTCTTTTTCTACTTCGTTTTTTTCTAAGAAAGATAAACTTAAATAGATTAGAGATTAGCCTTTTAAGGGCGCTTAACATGTTTTATCCTTTTAGGTTTCTTTATCTTAGCTCCTGACTTTCTAGCTTCCGATAAAGCAGCAGCAATAGCTTGCTTGCGCTTGTGACCAGAATGAACCATTTCTGATATGTTTTTAGATATAGTTTTTTGGCTTTTACCTTTTTTTAATGGCATTATGCATCTCTCCGATTACGTGGATAAAACTTATCATATGCTTTCTTGATATCTACTTGTCCAGCACCATCCATTACTTTACGTTGAGCCGCTTCAAGCTGCTTGCCATTTAAATTATAAGTCTTCTGTAACTCTCGCGGAGAAGCTTCCTGGAAATCTCTATACGTTGGAGTGCGTTTCATTTTTTTCACCTTGATAATGTTTATATTCCATATCCTTATGCTTCAGATAACTTTCATGTCTCTCTTTAGCATGCCTATGATGTTGATCTTGTCTATTCATATGAATATCAGCTTGATGCACAGCTCTTTCAGTTGCTGCTTTCTCTAATTGAACAGAGTTCTTTTCACGATCTCTTTGCAAATCTAATAATACCTTTTCTTGTTCTGCTCTTAATCTAGCAATATCTATTTCATATTGTTTATCGTGTTTATCTTTATCCAATGCCATTTTTTGCATATTTAATTGATTCTTAATCATATTAGGATTGTTTTGCATTTCATTTTGTTGTTGTTGCATAGCCATTTGCTTTCTTTGTTGTAATTCTTTTAGCCATTCATCGACCATGGATTTAAGTTGATCTATTCCTTTACCATCCATGTTATCAAGCACAAAGTTTAAACCTTTCTCATTGATAAATTCTGCAAACAATGGTGACATACCCATCATTTCTTTAATCATTACTATTGTTCTTGATTTCTGAACTTGGAAAGATGCGCCAGCAGTAACAATTACATTAAATGCATTAGAGTCATAATCTAAATCCAAACCTTGTTCTTGATTTACTCTGATATAGTTCTTTTTACCTTCCTCATCAATCAACGGTAAAGTGTTAGGAGTAGTGTAATATTTAGGTATTAAATCAATATATATTTGCAATGCCCTTTGATAGCCTTGTAAGAATCCCACAATATAAGGCATAGCCGTAGCATTAGATTGACTAGCAGCCTCTACAATAGCTACTCCTGATAGCTGATTATTATTTATACCAAGACTAGCATCATATGATCCTAATATATTCTGTATTAATGAATCTGAACCAGTAAAAGCTTGAAGAGCTTCAGGAGGAGCAGGAACTTTCATTATTTCTCTAATCGGATCAGGAATTGGCTGGTTAGGGTCCTTTTCATAAAAAGCATTTACAACTACGTTAGATGGTTTCTGTATATTTTTTATTGCTTCTAGCCATTCTTGTTCTTTCGGTAAAGCCTCTTTCTTGATAATAAATTTATGTTGAACAATATTTTCTATTTCATTAGCTAATGCAATACCCGCATAGTTCTTTAGCCGTTGAGCGCCTTTTGCATGATAAACATACGGACGAGTAACTTGCCTGACATTTCCATTCTTAGGAGTTTTAATAATTACACTATTACCATCTACAAAAACTAATGGTAAATATTTAAAATCTGTATCAACATGTTCAATTACTGTATTTTCTATGATTCTATATCTTTCAATTGTAGTTAATTGAGTCTTACGCTCGGTGACGATGGCAGGCGGTGCCGCGAAATCGTCCCATTCATCTAACATTTTGTTATATTCTTTTTTAGTTATAGTTCTGTCATTCACTAATGTTACTATAGTTGCATCTCTTTTTTTCTTTTCATAATAATCAGCTATCATTATTATTTCAGTGTTATCGTTAAGATATGACCAATTAAATCCAGCAAAATTTCTAGCAAAAGATATATTACTTATATCTATTTCTGGATAAGTTTCCTCGAATACTTCTTTAGACATCGGGAATAATTCAAAACAAAAATTACCATCTCCTTTGTGAGAATACCTTGATAATTGATCAAATCCACATAGCGTAGGATCATAAACTCTATCTATTTTTATTTCCTGCTTAGTAGACATCTCATCTGTATAGTCTGTATATACTTTTAATACGCAAAATCCACCACCCAGGACATCTTTGTATACTTCGTACTTAGTATGAGAATTGCTATTATCACATAGTACATGTCTGCTATGTTGCTCTAAGAATTTCATAACAACTGGATCAACTTTATCTTGATTACCAGCTCTAATCTCAATATCAGGCTCTTGTTTGCTGAACTCACCGAGCAATCGTGAGATATATGCCTCTAGGACATTGAATTCAAGCTGTGGCTTGCTTAAAGTCATTAGCAGTGTTATTTCTTCTTCTTTGAGAGAGCTCTCGAATACAAAGCGTTTAAATTCGTTATACCGATCATAGTTAGGCTGGAAATAGTCATGAGATCGTCGTATCTTTGTCTTAATACGATCTAGTTGGTCTTGGTAGCGTTTAGCTGCTACTTCCATGTAGAGCATCCTTTTTTATGGTTGACTATATAATATACCATTGATTGCATTAAGTATAAGCTTTCTTTCTTAGCTGATCTAATCTATTAAATCCGCTCATCATATTCCTAGCTAAATCATTTTGATTTTCATTAACTTTGCTCATATTGATTATAGTTTTATCTATTAACCCTATCTTAATAGCATCGTACATTGTATCTGCTATATCATCGAATCTGTGTGAGTTATTTGCAGTTATTCCTTTGCAATGATTGACGCACATATCGGTATGCTTACCATAAGTAGGTAAACTTATTAATCTTGATGCTACGTGTGGCTGAGCTTCAATGAATCTATCTATTTTGCTTCCACTTGTTCGAGTTCTTTCTATCTCTATTACTCTCATTCCCTGATAATTCTTTAGCAATGAAACCAATACAACACCAGTAGATTTCTTTTCAATAGCAACTGCATTTGGTTTAACTTTATGTCTCATGCAATCTGCATAGAAGTTTAAGAATTCATTCTCTAAGTCTTTAGGCTCTATTCTTAATTCCCAGCAATTTATCCAATGCAATCCATAATTGTTAGTTTCAATACCTTTAACTTTTATCTTATAAATTCCCCAAAAGCTAAATACTGTTGCATCATTATACTCTTTTTCTGTTTCTGCTGAATCACAAGTAACAAATGTAGCTATAATACTTGGCTCATCTTCTAGTATTACAAACCATTCTTGCTTGAAAATGCCACCACCAGAAGGCTGAGGATTTTGTTGATGCTGAGCATAGAACACATAAGGATTAATTGACTCCATTTTTTTTAAATCTGCTACAGTGTGCATTTCTGGATATAGTGCATTTCCTGAGTCATCTAATGATTTAAACTCTAATACTTTCCAATCACCTTCTTTTATTAAATGAGAAACTAGATCATCTTCATGAACTCTTTGTCCTATGAAAATAGTTGGAGTAGTTGGAGAATTAGCTCGAGATATATAAGTATCGTAATACCAATCTTTAATACCATCTCGTATTATTTGACTGTATGCTTCATTAGGCTTGTGTATATCGTCAATAATTCTCGCTCCACCAAACCTACTGACATTCTTAATCCCCGCCCCACGTCCAGTAATAGAACCACCAGCACCAGCAGCATACACGCTACCGTCTTTCGTAGTTTCGAAGTTATCTTTAGCATTTGTATCATCCTTTAACTTAACACCGAATAAATCTTGATATTCTCTTAATTGTATTATATTTCTAACAGTTTGAGTTTGTTTTTTAGCAAGTGAATGCGCATAAGAAGTGTATATAAAATTTGAATCAGGATATTGCGCTAATGACCAAGCAACGAAATGAAGTAAAAGCTCGGTTTTTCCGTATCTAGGCGCTACATTAATTATAAGTTTTTGTGTTTTTCCATCAAAAACATTGACTAATTCTCTACATATGCTAACAAAATGTGACTCACGCCCAGCTGGCTTAGATATCTCAAAATTCCTACCAGTTCTTATCTTATAAAAGATCTGAGTAAAATATAAAAGAGAGTTAACTAACTTTTCGTGTATTAATTCATCAGTATTTATATTCGCTGTCAGCATCACGTATCTTCTGTTTTATTTCAGAAATATTCACATTATTAGTGGTTTCTCTCTTATCACCATAGGTTCTAGGATTCAAACGTGTTGCAGCAAACTTATAAGTATCAATCTTTAGTTTGTCTCTATTTATTTTTATTAAGTTATCATTCTCATTAATTTCCTTTTCGTATTCATCTCTATTCGAAATATCAATAGTATTATCTAGTAACAAATGTGCTTGAATTTCTTTCGCTTTTAGGTACATCTCGATTAACTCTGGGTATTTTCTGAACCAATTATACAAAGTTTGAACATTTGGTAAATGAGGATAAAGTTTCTCTAAACGTTGATAGCCTACTGAATGAGAAGCAGTTAAACCACAAATTTCTTCAGCTAATTCTTTCGTATAAATTGTTGGTCGTCCCCCTGGATGTTTTCCGTTCCCATTTTTTCCGTTTTTTTGGCTGATGGTCATTATCTTGTTTCTCCAATTCTTCATCTAAAAGTTTTTCGGCTTCTTCATCAGTAATTTTATCATCTAGGGATTTGATTCTTTTTTTAGCATTTTTATATTCATTGCTATTTTTGTTCATTATTTCCTTAAAATCTTCTTTTATGATTTTTCCTGATCCATCGCACTCATAACAATCTTTCATCATCATTCCGCCGCCTAGGATAGACCCAGTTCCAATACATACTTTGCATCTAATTTTATTCATGACATTACCTATTGATATTTATCTAATCAATATATCATGAAATCACTTTAAAAAAAAGATTGAAAGCTATTGCTATAAGAGTAATTAATTGATATTATGATATCACTACTAACCAATAAGGAACTTTGAGATGAACAGACTAACAATGAAACAAGAATTAGATTTAATGAAAAAAATAGAGGAAAGAGGATTAATTGGAGAATTTAAAAAACACAATTCATATTTTCACTCATTGTACAAAAAAGGAATAATATCAAAAGAAGAACTACTAAAAAGTCATGATTCTAGTTTAACAAGTTTAGGAGGTGAAATAAATTAAAATAATGATGGATCAAGGTGTCGAATTCGACACCTTTAAAAACAATTAACACTAACACTTAAAAAGGAAGAAATTATCATGAGAATAGAAACAATATATCTTGTTGTAACATTTTATGTTTTAGAATCTAAAATACATTATAAATCATTTGAATCACTTGACGAAGCAAAAACTTATGCAGATTCAAATAATCTGAATGGTTACATGGCATCAGGCGTAACAGACATAATTTTATATAAAAACATTTAACACTAACACTTAAGGACATTTAACATGATAGAAAGAAAATTACATGAAATTCAAACAGTTGAACAATTAATAGAACAATATAAAATTAATAAAGCTAACATTAAACAATTAGAACAATATAATGAACTAGTTAAAAAGCAATTATTAGAACATTATTTAGATGAATCAGGAATTGTAAAAAATTCATCTGGTTTAACATTAGCTACATATAAACCTAGTATTAGAACAGTATTTCAAACGAAAAAGTTTGAATCAGAAAACAAAGAGCTTCATGAAAAATATTTAGATCTTATTGAAGTTAAAACATTTTTAGTTAAATAAAAGGATAATTTCAAATGACAGACAAATACGAAATTTCAGATAAAGAATTAGATATACTTAAGACTTTACCAGCAGTAGAGTTATCTGAAGAAGGAAAAGATTTACTGGAGAAATTAAAAAAACCTAAATATTTAATTAAAGATTTTGAAGATTACATGATTAGCAAAGGTTTAAATCCGTATGCTCCATGGATGAAGGAAGATCATGAAAGATGTAAAAAAATTCTAGAAAATAAATAGTTTATAAAATATAACAATCTTATTAGAAATGGTCGCAAAATCTAGTAAGATTGTTATAATAATTATAACTCATGTAAACTATTACAGCATATGTACTTTTCTAAATTCATTAACTATTTCAGTCCAAATTTTAAACTTCATTTTAAACTCCATTAATTACCATCTATTTTTTAAAAATATTTAACTTAGGCAAACTATCACCCGAACCAAAATAAAACTTATAAATCTGCCTAATATCCCAAACTATCATTACTAACATCACTATCAAAATTTGTTGCACTATTTGATTGGTTACGCATTCAATCGCATACATGTCAATTACAATAGCAATCATAGCAATTATAGCAAGCAAAGGACGAGTAAACCTTAATGCTCCTGTCTCGTTATTAGATTGCTCTCTAGCTCCTTGTAGGTCTTTTAATTGAAGCTCAAGCTCTTTTAATTTCCTTTCTGCATCTGGATCATTCTTTATTGCATCGATTACTTTCGAAGGGTCGCTCATATCAATTCCTCCTAAGGTCTTAGATATTAAACTTCCAACGATTCCGCCAACAGGACCTCCAAGCATTGAACCAAGAAATGGTGATATTTTACTTATAATATCAATGATCATTGTTTATCTCCCAATAATTTCTTTTCAATAACTTCAAATTCAGCATCAATATAATCATCTTTTTTGATTTCACATTCACTAATGGAGTATTCCTTCTAAAGTTACGTCTTAAATCATTTAATTTCTTATACAATAAATCAATACATTTTCTACAAATATGATTTCCAAACGAATCATCATAGGGACAATCTCCTGTTGACATCACTTTATTACACGCCGCACATTCACTTTCAGAACTCATTTTTTATCCCCCATAAACCATCCACTATAATCTCTAACTAATGGAAAATTATAATAATCATCTCTATTAAAAGGCATTGATGAGTCAATGTTAAACCATACTTCATCAGTAATATTTTCAAGGAACCATCTCCTATAAGAATTCCATGATTTTTTATTTTTGCGATGTTTTTTGTTTTTTAACATTTAAATTCCCTATTTTTTAGTTAAATATTAAAAATCCCCTTTAAAATAATCAGAACAATATTTTACTTCTAGATTTCTTAATTCTTTCAATATTTTTATTAAAATACAGGTATTAGGATAATTTAAGTAACCAAAGTTATCATAATAATTATTATTTCCTAACCATAAATGCCTAATACCATCAAAATAAGCATACCCATGAAATAAAGGTTCAACCATAATGTTATCTTCTTGATCCGATCCTACGATCTCACAAGAATAAAACATAAAACCTGACTTATCCGAATAATCATCCTTTTTATAAAACAAAATAGCTTCTCCCATTTCTATTTTGTCCCAGTCATTAACATTTTTTCCGCAATCATGAATTAAATCTTTTAGATAAAGTTGTATCATTTTTAATCCTCAATTATTACAAAGGCATACAGTAATGCATGTATAACACTGTGTATCTCCTTCACTATCATAATGAATATCTGGATCATTGCAGCAATCGTTAGTACATGGACAACCTTGATCATTTGTTATAATATCATCCATACGCTCTCCTCAACCATCCATTAAGAAATTCTTTATTATTACCATCAAGTGAAATTAATCTGTAATATCCTGCTCTTTCAGATCGCATTGAGTATAATAATTCCAAACCACAATTATGTCTTAATAAATAATTTATTAAAGTTAAAGTTTTTTCTCCTAAAATTCCATCATCGACTATTGCATCTTTTTTTCCAATCACTGCCCAACACGCTCTTTGAGTACATTTTATTGCAGGACTTATTCCCATGTTAACAGCCATATCAAAAATATAATTGCAACAATCTTGATCATTAATATTATCAAATTTGCAATGCTCCCAAAATTCTCCACGATAAATTGCTTTCGCTTGTTCTTTAGTAAGACTAACTATATCTTCTGATTCTTCAGAGAAAATTCCATATGTTTTTAATTTTTCAACTGATATTGATTTTAAAAATCTAAGAGAAATTCCAAAATTTGTTATTCCTCCCGGATCATGCGGATTATTTACTAATCCTCCTTCATTACTTAAAACATATTCAACAGCAGAATCAAATTTAAGATCTGAATAAATAGACATTATATCTCATCCTTTAAATATTTATTAACAATATCCATAGCCTCTTCCCATCCGTAAGAAAATGTAGCGTAATAACCAGTTTTAATCAATTTTTCTATGAATTCTATTTGTTCAATTTTTTGTTTTCTGTTTTTTTCTTTTTTAGTCTTCATTTCAATGAATAACCCATGCCAATGTTTATTAGGTAACAAAATTTGATAATCTGGCAATCCTTTTGACAATCCAATATCCTTTAATAATTTTCCTAATATAAAACTTCTTTTACCTTCATTAACATGTTTTATGACCAATCCTTTTAATTTTGATTGATATTGAGTCCATGTGTAAAATGCTAAACAATCTTTATATTCTGGTGGATTTCTTATCATTTTAAAAAATAATAAAATAAAGTGAATGAAATATTACGCCAATTAAAATACCCTCGATAAAACTAGGCCAACACATTGTTTCCATCATATAAGAAATACGATCAAAAACAGTATTGATAAAAAATTTTACATTATTCATAATTAACTCTCCATTGATAATATCATTATAACATGGTATTATGATAAATGAAATACATTAATCAACAGGAGAATTAAATGTCTAAATCTGTAGAATATATTACCAAGAAAGAATTTAATGAACACAAAAAAGAAGTAAGCAAAATGATTAAGGAAGCTGTAAAAGAAGTTAAAAAATGGGATGTTAAGCAAGATAAAAAATTAATCAGCAAAAAATCTAAATAATATTTATTTAACCCGTTTAGAATAAAAATTGTTCTTTACGGATTTTTTATTTACTAAAACCTATTTAAAAGACTTATAAGGCATTTTTGATATATACCCTTTAGGGTAAGGTGGGTATCACTACAAAATCGTCTCATGATACCCATATATCGTTTTAAGTTAACATTAAATTTACATCCTTAGATGATTTATCTAAATTTTCTTTCTTAAGAAGATTAACATTGTCATTTTCTAATGATTTGTATTTTTTGTATCTTAATTTTCTAATATTAATCATTTCTTCATCATGATGGTGTTTGAATTTCTTAATCAACTCTATTTCTTTTTCGCTACGTACAGCCCAACTTCCAATTTTATCGTAAATAGTTTTCACGAGAGGATTATTGAAATCACCTCGTATTGCAAGTCTCATGCATTCTTCAGCGTCAGGAACATTTAAAGACCGTTCGCAGATCTTTATAAACTCTGCAAGAGATGGAGGCCAATCAAGATTTAGTTTGCAATGGTCAATTGCTTCTTTCAGAACATTTAATTCAAATGACGCAATACCATCGCTCCAATCCTCAATCCACATTTGAATAAATTTTTCATTTGTGAATCGGCTCGTATGTTTATCTCCCCAAATAATACAGAACCTCAAGTGCAATCGTTTGGCAACTTCAATAGCATTAATCATAATAATCCTTCCTTTTTAAAAAAATTAGTAATCACGTCCCGTCCAACTTTTGAATCACTTTTTGAATTAAAATATTTTTGATGTTTTGTTAAATCGTCAGTCCATCTCTCCCCATTCAGAAATGTTGTTGGCAATGGTATGTATTTTATATCCTGAGTCCTCCATTCGTTCTCCAATCGTTTCATCAAGTGAGATTCAATCTCATCAATTTTTTCGTCTAGGTTATTTTTTACCCAAACCTTCAATGTTCCTTTTTTGTTCTGTTTACGTGGGTATAAATTCCAAAACCGTTCGAATTTCTCGTGTTCATCGTCAGATGAACAATATCTTTTATCTTTTATATTTTTAATATCTTTTATATTTAATAATCTATTATATATATGGTCCTGGTTTACCGGTTCTGGATTTTCAGGAAGCGGTTCATCAGGAAATGGGGTGTTTTTTGTTAAAAAATTATCAGATTCTAAGCAGGATAAGAATTCTTGTCCATTTTTTACATAATAAGTGGTACTTAAGTAACGTTGAGACTCATCTTTTTCCTGTATTCTTTCAATAAGCTTTAATTCAATCAATTTATTTAAAATTGCATAAGCTTTATCCTTTCCAAATCCAAATTGTATTCTTAATTGAGCAATGCTTAACTTCCATTCTTCAGGTCTACTCTGAAGACTAACCCACATTGCTAAACAACATGGATCAATGTTTGATTGCAAAACTTTAGTCAGTATTTGCGTATATGGAACAAAATCTTTCTTTAAATTTCCATTTTCGAATTGCGGTTTGTACTTGTTTACTGTCATAATAGATACTCCTTACGAGTGTTAAATTTAGATAGTCCTATATCTTAATCGTGTCCTATCCGTGGGACACGATATTTTTTTATCTCTGTAATAATTAAATGAAATTTCACGAATTGTATTGCGATTGATAAAAATAAAAGATAAAATGAATTCTCAATATCCATCTAATATCCTTAAGTCCTTATGTGCACTTAGTCCAAGTGATTGCCTATTTCTTAAATAGGCTTTTTTTTATTAAATAACTTAATTTTTTATTTTATAAAAAGTATCTGTCATTGGATTATATTCCATTTTCTTATTCCATTCATAATGATCATTACATCTAAAACACATTTGATGTGCTTCCTCCTTGGTATAAGATTCTTTAGTTAGCCAATGGCGCTCAGGATATTGTTCTTTATCTGATTCATGTCTTATTTCTGAACCCAAACCCATACAAGTTAATAAACTGTTATTTTTCATAAAATATCCTTATTGTAATATATTTGGAAAGGGATAGATTCGAACTATCGTGCCTTTTGGGAACAGATTTACAGTCTGCCGGTTTCAGCCACTCACCCACCTTTCCATAAACTTTGGGGATTTAGGTGGAATCGAACCACCACAGAGCCTAGATGTCTCCAAGTCATCCCATAAACTGGCGGAAAATGTAGTTAGACTTCTTCACAGGCTTCTATGCACATACACTAAACCGAATTGCCTGCTTTACATCTGATGTGGTATGTGTATCACAATCTACATTTCCCATAAACTTAATTGATATCATAAACAATAAATGATATCATAATACAACAAGTTAATAATATCAATGTTTATCGGAGAGTAATAAATGAAAAATGATAGAAAAGTAAAAACTTTTGTTGTTAGATTTCCTAGAGACCTTTGGTTATTTCTAAGAAAACATTCTGTGGACATAGAATGCTCAATGAACAAAATAATACTAGAGTGTATGAATTCTTATAAGGAAAAAAATGAAAAAAAACTTTAAATATGTTTGACATCATTAAATATCATGATATCATAGAAATATAAACAACACTTAATGGGACTGAATATATGTTTAAAGACGCTTTAAATGATTCAAATTATCACAATAATGATACTGAATGTGAATTATGCAATGGATTTCACGGAAATAACTCTAACTGCCAAAGGAATAATTAATTATGAACTTTTTAAGTCATAGAATACCATCAATATTAAGAGATAAAAATTTTGTTCACCATCTGGATTGTTTAATTTCATTCGGTAGAAAAAATTTTAAAGAAATAGAGTATGGTGAAAAAGAACATTTATCTTCATTCTTAGTTAAAAGTGTAGGTAATGATCTGTTTGATATTCTAGATATTGACGGATATGAGGATATTGATATATGCGATATTGATTCAGAATTGATAATATCAAAGATAGAAGATAAATTTAAAGATGATATTAATTATCTTATGCAAGAAATAATTGAAAATAATAAATATGATGAAAATATTGAAAAAGGATTTTCTCATGTAGTAAACAGGAATAATGGTGAGTTTAATTGGGTTAAAAATTATTAACAAGGAATATAGAAATGTTAAGTTTTCACGGTAAGCAAGAAATTAAAGATAAGTATTTAGCTAGAGTTATAAAACATAGAGAATTAGATAATATAATTCAAGGGATTGGATGGGAGAATGGCAAAGGATGTGCGGTGGGGTGTACTTTAGAAAATTATGATCATTCTAGATATCCAATCGAGCTTGGATTACCCGAGTGGTTAGCAAGATTAGAAGATAGAATATTCGAAGGATTTCCGAAAGAAAAAGCAATGTTTTGGCCTGAAAGATTTCTAGCATCAATTCCAGTCGGGGTATGCGTTGAAAATGTAAGACATCATTCAAGTATCAAAAGAATGGAAAGATTACTAGAAATACAAAATAAATTATTAGAAAAACATAATGAACAATATATTTTAGATACTATTAATTCAATAAAATTAGTAATTGATTGTCATAGATTAGAGTTAAAAAATGAATATTGTGATTGGGCAAAAGCAGAATCAGCAGCAGGGTCAGCAGCAGAGTTAGCAGCACAGTCAGCAGCAGAGTCAGCATGGTCAGCAGCATGGACAGCAGAGTCAGCATGGTCAGCAGCACAGTCAGCAGCAGAGTCAGCATGGTCAGCAGCACAGTCAGCAGCAGAGTCAGCAAGGTCAGCAAGGTCAGCAGAAGACTCATTGGCAGCAGCATGGGCAGCACAGTCAGCAGCAGACTCATCATGGGCAGCAGCATGGGAAGTTGAAGCTAATACTTTAATTGAATGTTTGAAAAATTGTGAATAATTGGAGTGAAAAATATGGATAAATCTATAGTTAATATTAATAATGATATAAATATAAGTGAAGAGTTACTTGAAAAAGTTATATTGCAAAATGATTTGGGTGGATTAACACCTTTAGAAAAAGTTCAACATGTTAAAAATGTTTGTTTAAGTTTAGGATTAAATCCAATAACAAAGCCTATACAGATTCATAAATTTCAAGGTAAAGAAGTTATGTATATGTCTAAAGATGGTGCTGAACAACTTAGGAAAATACATAATGTATCAATAATTAAATTAGAAACAGATATTTTGCGAAATGATCTTTATGTTGTTAAAGTATATGCTCAACTTACAAATGGAAGACAAGATTGCTCAACAGCAGCAGTTGGAATATTAGGACTTAAGGGAGACGCAATTGGAAATGCAATGAAGAAATGTGAGACTCAAGCAAAAAGACGAGTAACTCTTTCAATATGCGGTTTAGGTATGCTTAGTGAAGAAGAATTAGAAAATCTTCCTAAAGACAATGTAATTTTAACAAAACAAATAAAAAAAGAAATAGAAAATAATAAAACAGATGATAAGATTGATTTTGATATTGATGAAGCACTTATTAATATATCTCAATGTTCATCACAGGATGAATTAAAGAGATTAGTATCATCTTATAGTGTTTTTAAATCAGGATTAAGCAAGGTTGATATAAATAAGATAGTAGAAGCTAAAAATAAAAAACAAGAAGATTTAAAGCCAAAAGAATTACCAAATGCAGTAAGTGAATTTTTAAGAGAATATGATTCAGTTGATATAGAAACAGGGGAGATTAAATAATGTTAAGTTTTCACGGTAAGCAAGAAATTAAAGATAAATATCTTAATAGAGTTATAAAACATAGAGAGCTAGATAATATAATCCAGGGAATAGGATGGGAGAATGGAAAAGGATGTGCTGTTGGGTGTACTTTAGAAAACTATAATCATTCAAGATACCCAATGGAATTAGGACTTCCGGAATGGTTAGCTAGATTAGAAGATAAAATTTTTGAAGAATTACCTAAAGAAAAAGCAATGTTGTGGCCGGAAAGATTTTTAGATGCAATTCCAGTCGGAGTATGTGTAGAAAAAGTTAAACATATAATATCAATTAAAAGAATGGAAAGATTATTAGAAATACAAAATAAATTATTAGAAAAACATAATGAACAATATATTGTAGATACTATTAACTCAATAAAATTAGTAATTAATTGTCATAAATTAGAATTAAATGAACAGTATTGTGATTGGTCCGCATGGGCAGCAGCAGAGTCAGCAGCAGAGTCAGCAAGGTCATTATCATGGTCAGCAAGGTCAGCAAGGTCAGCATGGGCAGCAGCAAGGTCATCAGCAGAATTAGCAGATTCAGCATGGGCAGCAGCAGAGTCAGCAGAGTCAGCAGCAGACTCATCATGGGCAGCAGCACAGTCATCAGCAAGGTCAGCAAGGTCAGCAGCAGACTCATTGGCAGCAGCATGGGCAGCACAGTCAGCAGCAGACTCATCATGGGCAGCAGCATGGGAAGTTGAAGCTAATACTTTAATTGAATGTTTGAAAAATTGTGAATAATTGGAGATTAAATAATGCCTTGCTATACACCACCTCATTCTTGCTGCGAACATAAAGACAATGAAAGAGAAAATATATTGTGCGATGTGCTGGAATCTGTAAAAAATCTTGACAAAGAGAATACTAAAATATTTGAAAATTTAAAAGATGAAATTAAGTACTATAGGAAACAATCAGATAAAACAACTGAAATGCTTTGTAGGATTCTAAATTCGCTAGAATTTGAAACTTCAAGAATTGAAATTGATAACGACATAAAAGAATGGAAAATTAAACATGATGAATTTGATACCAAAAGAAAGGAAAATAAATAATGAAAACAATTATATTATTAATTTTCGTCACGTATGTATTATGTTTTTTTGCTGGAACTGCTTTTTTAGTTGAGAAATATAATTGGTCATGCTATTGGTTTATTATAACTTTTATTTGTGTAGTTTGTTTTAAAGTTAAGGATTATTTATGACAAATAAAGAAAATATTAGTATTACGGTTGAAGCATATAAAAAAGGTTCTAATGATGTAATTAAATTAATAATAGAATTTTTAAATAATATTAGTAAAAAACAAGAAGAAACTTTTAAAGAATTATTGTCTAATACGAATATTAAGGATTAAATATTTATGATAGTTAAAGATAAACAAGAAATATTAGATAATGCTAATGATGTAAGTAATAAGTTTTTATATACTATAGAAAAACAAATAAAAAAATTCTTAAAAGATGAAGATGTTGCTTCTCAAATATATTTTCAAATATATTGCGTTAGCATACTCATGTCTAAAATATCGCTAGGAATAGAGAAGTTTTGTCAAATGTATGGAAACTTAACTCTAGACTCTAACGGAGTTATTAATTGGATAAATGAAGTAACAAAAGAAATAGTTATAGAAAACTCAAGTAAACTTCATTAATAACGGAGAAAGTAATGCATTATTTTGATTTAGTTAAAAAACTGTATGGTAATAATGTTGTAAGTAATTGTTGTAGATATAAAATATTATTGAAGTACTGTAATAAAGATAATAGTTACTATATCTGTAAAAAATGTAGTAAACCTTGTGAAACACATCATATAGAAGACATGTCAGGAGAAGTTAAATGAGTGATAATGATTGTATAAATGAATGTAAGTCTTCAAAATTATACTCAATTTATTATCTTTTAAATAATTTGATAACTCATAAAAATTATCAAATAGATGAAAATAGAAAAATTAGCAAAAGAATAGATGATATAGAGAAAAGATTGAATAGCCTTACTTAGGAGTTATTAGGATGAAATTTTTAAAAGAAAACTTTACATCATTAGTAATACTAGGATTATTTTTCGTAGCATTAGGTAATTTTTCATGGAATGTGTATTTTTCACTCAAAGATATAAGAAAAGAAGTTCATGAAATATATAAAATTCTTGATGAAAGTAAAAAAACAGTGTTGTTTTAATTTAGCTATAGTGATATTATAATATTGTAAACTTAATTAAGGAGTAATGGCAATGAATCACACTGAAATTTGCATATGTGGTCATCACACAAGAAGACATAATGATACAGGTATTTTTACTGGATGGGGAATGGGTCATTGTACTTTATGTAAATGTAAATATTTTGAATGCCATAAATGTATTGAAGATAGTAAAGAAATAAAAAAACAAAAAATTATCCCACAGGCCATATGTATAACATGTAATGAAATAGGAATTCATACTCATTTAATAAGGAGAATAAATAATGTTTGAAGAATTTAACTTTAGAAATGATCAAATTAAAATAAACTTAGAATTACTAAAAAGAATAGAAAGGATAGAAAGGCTATTCAGAATAATTCCTGGTGATAGAGAATCATTTAGCATGGGTGATCCATTACCCTTATTACAAGATCTTGGCGCAGTAATGGATTAACTTAACGGAGAAATAACCATGGACAGAATTTTAGAACTAATCTTAGTAGCAGGAATAATCGTAATGGGAATGTATGCAATGAAAATATCTGAAGACTCTATTCAACAAGTATCTTATATGAACCAACAAATCCACATGATGTTTATTAAAAGTTAATGAGACTTAAATGGCAAAGAAATGTGCTTTAAAGACTATAAGGAATAAAATAATGAAAATATTATGCAGAATATTCGGTCATAAATTGTATAAAATAGTTGAATTAACTGAAAATCCGTATTTAGGTGATCACACACAAAATGGAAAAAAACCTTATATGCTTTTTTCAAAACATTCTATGTGCAGTCGATGTTTCTTTGATCATATACATAATACTTACATATTTTCCTATGGAGACTTAGAATAATGGAACTTTTATCATGCGCAATATCAAGAGATGTAATTGAACACATATTTTTAAATGAACGTGATGCCATCCAAATGTTAGATAGTTTTGATGACCATACATCAGAAGAATTTAAAATTGAAGAATATGAGGTAATCGAATAATGAACCTAGAATCACAAGTATGCAGTTTAGAATTATCAAAAAAACTTAAAGAATTAGGAGTTAAACAAGAAAGTTATTTTTGTTATGCAGGTAACATTGGTATTATACCTTCTTTACAAACTGAAAAGTTAAGAAATATTTCAGAAATTTGGAATACTGCTGAAAAATATATTTTTTCAGCCTTTACCGCCTCAGAACTTTTAGAATTATTGCCTAAACAATTTAAAATTGATGGTACAGTTTTAGAGCTGCACATAAATTTTGATACAAAAGGAGGATCATATATTTATTATATTGCTGAAGGAGAATATGTTGAACATGAATTTAAAGATGATAAATCATTATTAAATTCATTAGCAAAAATGCTAATATACCTACTAGAAAACAAATTATTGGAGATTTAATATGGAAAGAACCTGTGAGAATTGCGACATAGAATTATGGATAGACGAAGAAAAGTTATGTGAATTTTGCGAAGAAGAGATATAAGAGGTTAAATTATGTGGATAGAAGCAACCGACGAAACCAAACGAAAAGTACTAATTAACCTAGACAACGTAACCCAGATAACCGACTCCGGAGAAGAAACAGAACATCAAAACTACATATTCTTTTTCTCAATACTCATTAATTGTTACTGGGTATTTGATTCAAAAGAAGAAAAGGACGAAACATATAGATGGATTAAACGATTATTGGAAGTACCACAATGAGAGAAATTAAATTTAGAATCTGGAACAAAACATTAAAGAAATACATTTATTCTGAAGAATTTGAAGGAAACCAAACATTAAGTCTACATTTCTTCTTTAAATTCATTGAAGACATGAAAGATTGTGGTAATGAATTTGGAATACTAGAACAATATTCCAATCTAATAGATAAAAATCATGATGAAATATATGAAGGAGATATAGTTAAAATTACTGAATTTTCTCCACCAGATTATAAACATGAATCATCAATATTTATCACAATTATGGAGATGGATGCATATCATTTAAACTTAATAGATAGATCATTTGTAGAAACAGAAATAATCGGTAATATACATGAAAACCCAGAATTATTGGAGAATGAATAATGAATTTTAATTTACCAAAACATGTAGGATGTTACATAATTAATAATGAACTAAATTTTTGTTTTTACAAAAAACCTAATATTTTTCACAGATTTATGACAAAAATATTGCTAGGATGGAAATGGAAATGCTACAAGGAGGAAAACAAATGAACTACCCACATTTATACGTAAAATCTTTATTGGAAGAAGCAAAAGAAGAAAATCAAAAAATGATTAATTTAAATTTAGAATATAATAAAAGAAGAATGAAGAATTATCATCCTGAAGACTATATTGATTTAATAAAAAAAATAGAAGAAACTACTTTGTATATTGAGCAATTAAATCAAGAAATAGTTGAAACAATCAAAAATATTAAGGAAAACAAATGAACATAGAATCACAAGTTTGTAATTTAGATTTATCGATTAAGCTTAAATCACTTAATGTTAAACAAGAAAGTTTGTTTTATCATCATTGGCAAAAAAAAAATAGGGATTATGAGTATATAGATCACACTATAGAAGACTATAAACTTGAAGATTCTGATGATGGCAAATGGATGTTTAAATGTTACTCAGCCTTCACCGCTTCAGAACTTTTAGAATTATTGCCTGTTGAAATTTCAAGAGATTTAATTAAATATACATACTTAGTAATTCTTAAAAAAAATCATGAGTATGAAATAAGATATGATAGTTGTAGGCTTGATGACACACAATGTATCGAATTTGGCGATACATTAACAAATTCCCTAGCAAAAATGCTAATATATCTAATAGAAAACAAAATATTGGACATTTAATATTTCAATAAAGAAAGCCCGTTAATCGGGCTTCTTTTCTGTATTTTGTTCTACTATTAAAGGTAAATTACGCAATAAATCCAAAGCGTTGAATACATTTTTAGCAGGAAATTCCATCAAAACACTAGCCAATGCCTGAATTTGAGTTTCACTGATTTTAAATTCTTTCATAAATTATCCTATATAGATGTTAAATTATATTTTGACCACAATAAATTACCATTAATATCAACATTAGTTAATAAAAATGAATCACGACTTACTGTATTTATCCACTCAACTTTGTTCGGACTATTAAAATTAGCAATTATAAATTCTTGAACTGTAGGCTCTTGTGTTTGTGGATCTCTATCACAAACATATTGTAAACCACTATTATAAATTGACGATGGGTTGCTCATAATATCTCCTATTATTAAAATTAAGCTGCTTTTTGAATCCACCAAATAACAGTACCTGTATCTGAAACACCTAAACTAGATGTTATTGTAAAAGATATTCCGTTTGAAATTGTATAAGTTAAAATTCCAGGAGTACCACCTAAAGTTGAATGATTCATAAAGATAAGATCTCCTGTAGATACTGCTGTTGTATTAACAGTAGTAGTAGATCCTGATAATACAACAGAATTAGCACAACCATTAGTTCCTTGCTTAACTTTTAATGTTTTTCCAAGAGTATTAACAATTAAATTATTATTACTTACAACATCACCACTAGTATTTAATAAAAATCCATTCGTATAACTAATGTTAGATCCTTGTGCAACACCAGAAGCATAATTAAATTGTAATGCATTAGAAAGATGAACAATTTGAAAATTACTACCAGAATATGAAGAAATATTATTTGATCCGTTCCAAAATGAATCAAAATTTATTGCTTGATTACCGTGCGCATCATTAAAAATTGATAAACCAGAATAACCATCAGCAGTAGTATAAAATTTCAATGAATTATTAGTAGTTCCATCAGTTCCGTATAAATTTAAAACACCAGGAGTTTGAAAAGTTTGAGAAGAACTATTCGCACCAATATACAAATGACCGCCTGTAGCAGAATCATAAAATAAATGAGTATTATCTTGAGAAATTACACCACTTGTACCAGAAAATATTACACTACCACTTGTTAATCCTGATAATGTTAATCCAGTAGTCGTAAGTATATTAGTGCTAGGATTAAAACTTAAACCTGTTCCAAGATTAAATGGTTGATTACTATTAGAAGAAGAAGCAGCAAATAAAGGAAAAAATGAAGCATTTGTGGAAACAGAAACAGTTGCACCATTATTAGCATTCGTAGCAGTAGTAGCAGTTGTTGATGATGTAGCATTTCCAGATAAACTAGCTGTAATAATTCCTGCACTAAAATTACCGCTTCCATCTCTTTGTACTAATGTACTTGCAGTATTAGTAGAACCATAAGGTAAACTAACTAAACGCTTAGAACTATCTGTAGCTACTATTTGACTTGCTGTTAAAGAACTAAGTGTAATTTGGTTTGTTGAATAACTTATATAAAATGGAACAGTATTATTTGTAAGATTAACAATTGCATATTCATTTCCAGAAGCTGCTTGATATAATCCAGATCCCCAATATGGAGTTGCCGAGAAATTATATAAACTTAATGCACTTTGAGATATATCGCTAATATTTAAAACAAAACTAGATGATACTCCTAAGCCACTTGATATTGTTGCTGCATTTGCTATTGATAAATCAATATTAGTTCCTGATGGAGTTATATCTAAATCACTACTAGTAATATTTAAAATTCCTGTTAATCCATTTAAACTAATAACTCCAGATGAAGCCCCACCAACATCTCCAACTTTTTGAATATCAACTAACATGTATCTAACAATATATTCATTATTAGCCGGTGTAAGATCACCGTTATTGTTAATTATTGGATATATTTTATCATTTGGATTTAACATTACAGTGATATTATAAGGTACTATTACTGCATCTAAGTCATTAGTTCCCTGGGTGACAAAAGGCATTAATGCATTTGAACTATAAATGGGCACAAATCCGGAACCAGAATCTATACCGATACTGTAATTATAGCTATTTGGATTAGTGTTACTAACAGTACGAATTCTATTAGTTATTCCAATCCTAAATTCCGCTGCTTCTAATCCTACATATTGAAAATAAACATAGCTTGAAGAATCAAGAGCACTAACAAAATTAACATTTATAGCAGGTAAATTATTAGATCTTATGCCTTTAAAAGTTCCAGCATCTGTAAAACTTTCAGAAAAAGTATTATTATGTACCCAAGCACTAGTTAATGCCGTTGAAGCTCCTGATCCTGTTAAAGATATTTCACCATCCGTGATATCTATTCCTGGGCCTGCCGTAACATCAACAGGAGTAGTTGAACCATTCCATGACTTAACTATGACTGGAATTGTTACAGATCCAGATTTTCCATTTACTAAATATACTTTTGTATTAACTAACCAAGATCCAGCAGCAGTAGATGTATCTTCAACTTTAAATAATATGTCATCTAGTCCATTCATAGATATTATTGGAATACCCGTTGAATCAGCAACGCTAAATGATTGTGTAGAATTAATACTCCTTATTTCTGGACCTAATCCCAAGGAAAAACTTTGACCAGGAACATTAGCAATAGGAAGTCTTAGTTGATTCCCTGGATTATTAGTAGTAACAATGATAAAAAAAGGACAGGGAATAGGAAGTTGATAAACTCCTCCCATAAAGTCTGAATCTGTTATGATTAATTCTGCTCCCGTTCCAGATCCAAGATTAATTAAAGCATCATCAGGATTAGAAACATCAGATAAATTATTAGCTTTTAATAAAAAAGGACCTCCTCCGCTACTAGGAGAAGTAAATTGAGTATTAATACCAGATCTTAAGCCAACTATTATATCAGTTGATTGTATTTCTCCTCCATTTGAAAATTGACTAAATTTTATATCTGCCATGTTAATAACTCCATTAAAAATTTATTCAGTTATCATTCTATTGTTATCTTCTGTAATAATAAAATTGTTATCTTCTGTAATAATATATCCAGTAGAAGGAGGGATAATAGGATAAAAATCGCTATTTGGAGCAACAAATATATTATCTCTATCTGGATTAAAATTTGGATAAAAAGTAAAATTATGTATACGAGATAGCATATAAAGAAATTCCTACATCTGCTAAAGTACTGTCAGTAATCATGCTTATGGTATCACCTGCATTCACAGTTCTAGATCCAGGATTCAATTCAGCAGTACATACAACTAAAGTTCCCCCTGCTGGAAAAGCTGCCGTAGCACCCGTTAAATCAACCCAAACATTAGCGCCAGGCTGAATAGAGAATACTGCAATCCACATTTTATGATTAGACGGAACAGTAATACTTGTTTCAGCTCCTGATACTAAAGTTGCATTCCATTTATCTTTTGCAGTAGTTGGCGCATATGCATTATAACCCTGAATATCTCTACCAAAATTTAAAAGTGTGGACATTTTTTATCCTTAAAGTTTCATGAAAATATTATAAAAAGTTGAAGATTGTACGATATTAGAAGAATAACTTGAACCTGTTGAGTTAGTAGTTCCACCAGCAACCCCAGACGTTCCAGCAACAGCTACATTATTTGTCCCACTACCTGTTGCATAAAGTGTTATATTATGTGTATGACTTGATAATTCATTAGTCGATTGAATATGACTATATTCTCCATTTTTAGATCCAACAGGAGATAGAATAGCAAGAGCACCTCCGGCACTTGCAGCATATGCAATATAATTTTGTCTACTTATAGCATCATTAAATGTATTAGTTAGATAAAATTGAATCCCAGAAATTAATGCATTTGGCCCTGGTGAAACATAATAAATATGATTAGCAACTACGGTTGAAGGTAATGTATTCCCAGAAAAATAAATTGGTTGTCCCATGTATAAAGTTAAACCAGGAGAACTTATATTTACTAAAATATTACCACTACCATCATCAGTCCAAGTAGCAACAGTTGTACTATATGAATTGTTAACTATATATCCAGAACTTTGGCTTATTAAATCTGACAATGGAACTGTTCCCATAATAACTTGTCCAAACATTTTAGTTAATGCTAAAGCTTTATTTAATGAAAAATCACCATAAGCTGTACTTCCAAAATTAGTAGGAGATCCAGATATGGTATACATTTGACATACTGGATTAGAATTTGATCCGGTATCATATGGCTTTGATAAATTCCAAATTAAATTGAATAAAGGCCATGCGCTACCTCCCACACATGAAACTGGCAAATTAGTTGGTGATATTAATGCAAGAACACCATCATTCATCGGAGTCCACCCATATGGAGAGAATGAATTAGTGGATGTTCTTATATCACCAGTTCTTGGACTAGACACGATAGAGTTAATATAATCATAAGTTTGAAATGAATTATCGGCTGGGGTATTACTTAAATAGAATGATGGTAAAGCTATATTAACATTAAATGTGCTTCCAATGGGAAATCCAATTTGTATATAAAGTGCATCATCAGAACCAGCTCCAATTGTTATACCTTGAGCGGATGGAATAGGCAAATTTAAAGAAAATTTATTCCATGTAGATCCTAATGTAATTGTTTTTGTTGAAACTGAAGGAGATGTTACACCGCTACCACAAAATTGAAATATACCAACTGTTAATGATTCTCCAAGTCCATCTACACTCATTGCTTGAATTGTAAAGGAATCATTAACATATCCGCTTAATGAAGCTATGTGTAGTGATAATGGAATCTGTAAATATCTAATAGATTCAGAACCTATAGATGAGCAATTAATATTCATGTAAAATTCTGGGGTAATATCATCAGATAATATATTATTACCAAAACTAGATACAAATTTTTGAAAAGATATTATTTCAGTACCATTAACTGCATTTTTATAATAATTAATGTCTGGCATTATATTTCCATCATGTTGACTTGGAGCCAATGTTATAGAATTTAAAGTAATACCATTAATTATTATCGTATTTGACATTGTTGTACTGTTAAGAGGAATAGCCCCAACATTTCTCCAAAAACAATTATTAACAATTAAATTATCATTTGTATCTATTGATATTACTGATGGAACAGTAGGAGTATATGGAAAATTACTTCTAGTGAATTGTAACTCACCATCAGAATTGTATACCGTTATGTAATAGCTATCAAATGTTAAATTATCGGCTTCATAAGGATAAAAATAAGGAATTACATCATTTCCATCAGCATCTTGTATAGTTCCTACCGCACTTAACGTCATTGGATTTGGAAGTGCTACATAACTATAAGGAGGATTAGTACCTTGTTGGGTATACCAAGGTTTTAGTATTGATCTTTGTGTTTCTGAATAAAGTGTAATTATTCCGGCAGCCAAAGGCAATCCAGTATCTTTATCTACAAGATAATCTTGTAATATCGGTGCAGCTATAAGTAAACTTGGATTAATTGCCATCCCTAGCGTTCCTCTTCCAATTTAAAAATTATATATTACTTTTTGAGAAATTTTGACCCTTTTATGTATTCTTTCATTAATGGTGACAATGCTCCTGCCAAACCACCAACTACTCCACCGATAGGTCCGCCAACTAGACCTCCGGCAATTGCTCCCCCAGCAGTAGTGCCAGATTTTTTAATTAAAGAAGAAACTTTACTTCTTTTTTTCATATTATTTGCCCAATCTATCATATCTTTGCTTATAAATCTTTCAAATCCTTTTGTTTTTGATAAATTTAATATATTTTCAGCCATTTTTTCATAGTCTCCTGGTTTAACTTTTGTCAAAGCTGAATGAATAATATTTCCACCTACAGATGGCCCTAATTGTTTTATAACTTCTAATGTATTTTCATCAGGTTTGGTAAATAATTTTACAACATCATTGCTTGTTACTTGAGACAATTTTCCTTCGCTTCCAGAAGCTAATCTTTGTAATGTGAGTTTAGCTTCACTACTATATTTTGCAGGTCCAGCAGCCCATTTTGATCTAAACTCATTTTCTAAATTCTTAAATTCTTCTGGTAATTCTGACATAAAGCTATCTTTATCTTTATTTAAATCACTTGCTACTTTTTGTAATTCTATATGATTTCTCCTAGCTTTTGAGTCCATTTTTCCTTCTCGTTTTAATGATCTCATTTCTTTTTTAATTGCAGATTGTAATTTGTCATAATTTTCTAATGTTGGGCTTTCTTTATACTCTTTATGTAGATTTTTTAAATCACTATCATAAAGTCTAGTAACTTTTTTATTACTAAAATATTTACTTTCTTTATTAACAGGAATACTCAATGCGTCTTCTATTTTCTTTGCCATAGACGGAGTAAATTCTTCTTGACCAAAAATATCACTAACTTTTTCAATAAAATTTTCTTCTCCACCTCTCTTTCTATATGTAGCAGGTAATGCTAATTCTTTCTCTGTGATTTTTCCTTTTCTAAAGTCTTTTAAAGCTGATTGTAAAGCTTTAACTTGAGATTCCTCAAAGCCTGGTTCTATCAAATATGCAAATTTTTCAATATTACCTTCTGGTAAATTTTCTTTTGGTGTTTTATAAACATCTTTTTTGCCATATTCCGAATAGAGTTTTTTCTTCAACGGCAATGCTTCTCTTTTTCCAGATTCTTCAGCAAATTTAACCCTTTTTGATAAATTTTCTATATTTTCACTTTCTGTTTCGGCATTAGCAAGAGATTTCCTAAATCTTTCAGATTCTTTTGACATTTTTTCAGGAGATACATAATCAAATAATCCACTTTTTTTAATTCCAGCAGCTGGAATAGCAATTGATCCTAAAGCACTACTTAATGCTCTACCATTCCCCTCTGAATCCTCTCCTATTAATCCACCTGTCATCAATCCTGATAAAGATTCTTTTGCTAATTTTGATAATCTTTTCATTTCTGGTAATAACTTAGATATTACTTTTTGTGTTTTAAGCCATCCACCAAGTCCGCCACCTAATTCTCCTCCTAAAAATGCTCCTCTTGATAATAAATCTTGGGGAAGATATTTTTGCAAATCTGGATGAGGAACTTTCGGAGCGCCAACTATTCCTAATGGAACATTTAAAATTGATGCTCCCATATCCCCAGCACTTTGAAGAAAACCACCAGCCATAGAAGGTAATCTACTTGTTTCAACTGCTCTATTAAATTTAGAAGCATAATTTCCAGCCTTATCTAAAAATGATCCTGAATCACTTTGTTGTGATCCTTCTAAAAACTTTAATGTTTCCTTGTCAGTAACTCTTTGCATTATTGATACCATCCTCCGTCTGCTCTAAGATAATAATTTTTTCCATCTTTAGATTTCATTGATCTAACAGGATTAACCATATCTTCTACTTGAAGTCTATATTTATCCAAAGGAGTTTCTTTAGTTGCTTTTTTAATAGCTTCCAATTGAGAATAACCGTTTTCCATATATTCTGCTGCTTTTTCAGATCTTTCTTGAAGTACTGAATTTAATAATTTTTGTGCTTTTAATTTACCAATAAATACATCTGGAAAATCAGAATTAGGATTTGCCTTAATAGTATTGATTAATGTTTGATCTCTACCTGTAAATGCACCTTTTAAACTAGGTGCAACTTGTAAAGCTATTTCTCCCGAGGAACTTTGTAATTGACCTAATAGCTGTCTTCTTTCCGGAGTTCCTGCCCATTTTGTTAAGAATGAACCTACAGGGCCTGTGACATTTTTAAATTCAGGATCATTGATTGATAAATTTATCAAATTATCTAAAGCAGTATTTTGATTTGATATTCCTTCATATGTATTAACTAAACTATCATATGATTTAGCTTTAGAAGTTCCTAAACCTTCTTTGAATGATTTTTCTTCTGCAGTCATACCTTTAGCAATAGGGAAGTTACCAAATGCACTAATTCCAATTAACTGACCATCTATTTCTCTAACCTCAGGTTTTGGCAATCCAAGTTGATCACTAAGCAATGCTGCTTGAGCATAAGTCAATCCTGGGATAGAAGGTTGTTGTGAAGTAACCTCTTTATTTTGCTTTTGCCTTTGAACAGCGTCAGGTGATGAAAAAGTTTGTCCACCATTTTGATCCATTGTTCCTCGTGTAACATTGGATGGTCCACTTCCTCTTAATAAATGTTCAATTAACTTATTTCTTCTTGTGATGTCTTCTGCTTTAGCTCTTCTTTCTGCTGCTTCTGCTGAATATAACTCAGGATTATATTTCATTTTTTGTTCTAAATCTTTAAGCTGTGCATTCATCAATGATGATCTATATTTCATCTCATTTTGCTCTAAATTTCCCTTGGATATATTCTGAGCTAATATCTCAGGATATTTTTGTAAATACATTGCCTGTTCTTTTTGTTTTTGTTTATTTAACTCATTAGCAATCATTGCTTGCTGCATTTCTATTGGAGTATTCATTAAACTTTTAACAGCATCTGCACCACGTGATGCACCCGTCATAAAAGGGTTTGCTTGTTCAAAGCTTAATATAGGAAATTGCATCGGCATAATTAATCCTTTTTTTACATCATTAAATATGGCAACATTGAAGTAGCTGCTTGTTGACCACCACCATATAGCATCCCCATAGTTCCCATGGTATTAGAATTTTTATTTACTGTACCCGCATATGATAGACCAGCTTGACTTTGTAAATTATCAGCAAGCATTTTAGCTAGGGTATCAGAAGCGCTATAACCAGTATTATAAAGACCTTGTTCTCCTTCCAATCCAGTGCCATAAAGTCCCATTACTTGTCTCATATATTCATCATAATCTCTATTTGCCATATTACTTGCTACATCCATATTTTGTTGCTCATGCATTGGTGATCCTGCCATGCCACCTGCTGAGGCTGCATTTCCAGATGCACTTAATGCTTGTTGAAGAGCAAAATTATAACCAGGAGATGACTGATAACCGGCCCCTAATTCTGCTTGTTTGGCACCAGGGTTATTTGCAAGTTGACCATATTGATTTTGCAATGTAGGTAATGCTTCATTACCAGCATTAATATATGGATCAAAATAAGGTGATATGGTACCTGGTATTTGATTCAAATATTTCATAGATTTTTTAGCAGGGTCTTCGCCACCCAAAAAATCAAACATTCCCATAATTAATTCCTTTTAGGTAAGAGTAAATGTTTTCCAAGTTCCAGCAACATTACCTTTAAATTCATTAGTGGTAGAATCATATATTATGTTGTTAATAGATTGATCACTAGTTAACAAGGAAACATCTGAACTAGATAATGGAGGTATAACAAATCCTTCATTTTTAAAATTTGTCTGTAATGTTGAAACTAATTGTTGAAACCATAATTCCCAATATCTATTCATTTTACCATTATTATCTAAAAAAGGACCTCTTGGTAGATCAGGAAATATAGTTTGTGGTTTATTAACATTTGGTATAGCCATATTATTGCCTTATATTAATTGTTCCATCCGTTGCAACAAATCTTCCGAATCCCCAAAATTTAAATTGACATACCATGTCATTAGCAATCCCTAATTGCCACCACATTAGTTTATTTTTTCTATAAGCTAATGGATTTAAATCATAAGACCATTCATTTCCAAAAGTAGCGCCACCATCAGTAGAAATAGATAAATCAACTCTTGGTGTATTAAGTATATTTCCTATAAACTGTTCTTCTTCGCTTATTATTTTGTTTCCATCTTCTGTTATTATCTGATCACCAGTCTCTGAAATAACAAATATTTCTTCTGAACCTTGTTGTAAATATGGAGTTTCTCCACTTTCTATTGTAAAACCTACATCATTAGCTACAAAATATTGTTGAGATACATCTCTTATATTATTGCAAATTCTTACACGGGGTATTTCAGCTCCATCATAATTATAAAATGCTGTATCAAATGCATACATATTACCATTATTTTTTGTAACAAAATAGTACTGATTGTTGAAGAATGCTACTTGATTTGCTATGAAATAATTGTACTTATCATCACATGCATTATAGAATTTCTTTGTATTAAAATCATAAAATAAAGATAGATTATCTGTATAAAAATTAATATGGTATATTAAATGACCATCTTGTCTATACATGAATCCTTGGGAATCGGCTGGATTTTGTAACTGAGAAAATAAGTAATCAATACCATCAGTAGTTATTTTTTCAACCATTTGTCCATTAGTATATACAATAATCGGCCCTGATTTTTCATTTATTCCCAACCATGCAACAATTTCATCTGTAGCAGCTATAGTAGATGGATTAATACATCCATAATCTATATTAAATGATGTATTTCTTTGATATGGAAATAATTGATATCCTACATCAAACCATGCTTCACTTACTGTGCTACCCATTACTAGAATCATATTTCCTCTAGAAGGAAACCTTACTACGGCCTGCACATTATCTGGTTTAGTTTGTAAGAATCCTACGCGCTGTGCAGTTGATGGCCAAGTAGTACCATCATTTGGTTCTGATAATCTCCATACATTTGTTGCTCCACCTTCAAATAAATCTTGTTTAGCAGCGCATAAAAAATATGTATCATGAAAATCTATATATCCAGGAACAAAATCAGTAGTTATTATTTGAAATGCTGGAGACAGAGTAGGATCATATATGTATATTTTAAAACCATCTGAAATTGCAATTTGTGGTTTATTGTTTTCAGATATGTAAACTATTCCAGTATTTGTTTGAAGACTTCCTATTCTATTCACTACTATATTTGTTGGAAGCGAATTAGCCTGATTAAAATCTAAGCTTACTAGAAATACCCCAGTATCTATTACAACCACTAATTTATTAAGTTTTGTACTAGTATGTATTCCTCTTCCAGATAATCCATTTGAAAAAAGATTAGATTTTATTACAGATTCATAACCAGCATACGGCACCAACCAATTGTCAGAAAGAAACATATTAATCGTTTTTTCTGAATTTATTTTAGGATAACGACCAAATACAGACGAACCTGCTATATTTATAGGTAATGATTTGAAATTTTGTCCTCTTGCTATCATCTGTATTCCTGTTATTGACAATTTGGGCGTCAATCTCTTCCAACTAATCAGGTCTCCATCCGCGCCCGATATTCACGTCTCCCCAATTGTATCCACTACCTTGACCTAGTATGCTGTATCCATTCCTAGTTAGATCAGGAGGAGACATAAACATTAATTCACGTTCCATCTTTTGCAATATTTTTGCAGATTCTGGATTAAATAAAATTCCATATTCTGAACACATATAATGTGCTAATGCATATCGTAAATATTCTATATATGAAGAATCGAAACCCGCATTACTGGTTTGCAAGAAATTGTAACTAGATAAATAAGCTTGAGCAGTAGCACCAGTTCCACCACCTCCGGTAATAGAAACAGAAGGAGTTTGAACATATCCCCCACCGGCACTAATTAGATGTATTTTAGAAATCGAACCATTGGAGACTGTTGCATATGCAGTAGCGCCAGTTCCAGATCCAGAAATAGTAACTATAGGTGCTGAGGTATAACCACTTCCTCCATTCGTAACTGAAATACTTGATACAAAACCTAAGGAAAGTGAAGAAAAAATATTGGTTAAATCTTGTTGTAAAGTAACATCACTTAAGAAAAGTTTAGCCATTATCTTTAATGGATAATTACTTTGCGGTAAGAAATATAGAGATAATGTTCCACCATCTTGCCCACGGTTAAAATTCCAATTGAAAGGTAGTGTTTGTATATTATCTACTCTACTTGATCCGAAATATGTTCTCCTAGTTGTGCTATCCATTGGATATCTAACAACATCAATATTAAATGTGGCAGATTCAATAGCAGCTATATTTGGTAGAAAATAATATTCTTGACCGCCAACAAGAGGAATCTCAATGTATGTCCAATATGGTATTAAATCAGTTTCTATTTGCTTATAGTCTAGCAAGGCGTTCAAAAGAAAAAGTCCATCCGTTATCTGATCACCGGTAGGAGTTTGTAAATTGTGGGCTACAATACCTGATAAATACCAGGAACGTGTTATAAGCTGTTGTGCTAAATAAGACATATATCACGTTCCTGTAATGAAACATTAAACTAATGCAGGATAAGCACTATTAGAAACACCAGTCCATGCAACCACTGAAATATTTACTGAATCACTTGCCGAGGTAACTTTGTAATCAATTTCAGGTTTACTTGATCCAACACCAGCAATAACTTGCACGTATTGAGTTTGAGTTACACCAGCAATTTGACCCGTAATAGTTACAAGATTTGCAGTGGCACTACTTCCAGTCGGACGCAATTGAACTGAATCACCAACAGCAGCAGGAGTAAATGAAACCAATAACCAAACAATAACATTCTGCAACGTAGTTGTTGGAATTGGAGTTGACATATCAATTGCTGTGAAAGTAGTAGCATTACCACCCGATAATACGGAAGCAGGAGCAATATAATAACTTAAAGCACCAACCATATTTTGAGGCTTATTAGTAGCATATACAAAATGAACAGCTCCATCAGTTGCAATAAAACCAATCAACCTCATTGAGTCATATCCAAGCGGTAATACAGGAGCAATATTGCTAGTTAAACTTAAAATAGCAGCGGTAGGTTGATAGCCACGAGAATCAGCAATTAACCACACTGCGTATTGGGTACTAGCAGCCAGTGTACCTGTATCTAAACCATTGGCACCATTTACAGCAGAATTAATCAATAATGGTGATTGGTAATTTTGGAATTGAATAACAGGTAATACATTACCTTGAAGATTAGGAAATCCAACTTCAATATCAATATTATTAGAACTATCTCTACAAGAGCCAGAGGCAATAGCAAGAACAGTTGTTGAATAAATTGAAATATTTAATCCACTAATATATAAATGTGGAAGCGAATAAACAGGATCATTTTGGATCTGAGATATTGCCCCACCAGCATTAAAATTTGAAACGCTCATATTTTTCTCCTATTTTAACCTTGAGATAATGGGACTAAATAACGCATAGAATATTCAGGAACTAATACAGATCCATGAACTTCATCATAAATCATACCAGTTTGATTTTGTCCAAATACAGAACCATATGTTAATCGAATAGAAGTTCCTGTGTCTGGATCATATTCATTCGCTGAATCATAAGGACTTTGTTCAGGCAATTGAGGCATAGCCAAATATAATGCATCTGCCCCCAAAATACCTCCACAACGATGAGAAGGGAATGTCTCTATTTTCATGCCAGCTTGAATGGCATTATTTAAGTTTTGATCTTTACCACCGGCCCAATTTAATGCAGGAGTAATATTAAGAACAATATTTCCACCAGTTGAACCAGCATTAGCAGTGACTCGAATTTGAACTGGATTTGCAGATGGATAATGACCGATAAATGTTAAATAACGCATATTCGGAAGTCCACTAATACCATCCATGAATTGTAAAAGATCACCATGGAAAACAGCATTAGTATCAGTGGATGTTCCATTGGTGGTTACTGTAATTTGGGTAACATTTTGACCGCTTGGATCATTAGTTCCCACTACAGTAAAAATATCACCATTAACGCCAGAGTTACCAGAAACATGAATAGGCATTAAATTAGATTGATAATAATGAACTAAAGGAGTACCAAAATCACCAATTTCCCATGACATTGCGATTTCATCATTGCGATGAGGAACAAATTGATTTAATCCATTACCTACTACTGATGGGATGATTGTATCAGGAAGATATACTTTAATTCCTTCAGCAACTGATCCATAATTTTTGAAATACATAATGGCTTGTGCTAATTGTTGATAAGAACTAATTGGTGTGCTTCCATTTCCAAAGAAACGATACGGTCCAGAAAATGTATTAGTTGATCCATCTACTTGGCTAACTACTGAGGAATCCCAGTTTTTGGCAATATTACCCTCAACTAAATTAGCTAATTCAGCCATGAAAGATTTACCGAAAACGCGCATGTAATCTTCTTCGCCTTTCTCTAAATTAAATATACGTTGTTGAGATGTAACAGTAAATGAAGAATTATTCGCTTGATCAGCTACAAGTGATTGAACTCTTTGAACAGCAGATTGAAAAGAAGCCACCAAACCAGCAGAAGTAGTAGCTCTTGGAGGTAAATCAAATGTTACAGTACTACCAAGATTAGATTGAATTTTATCAAAATCTTTAAACTTAGTATTTGCTGTAGAAATGTGACAACATAAATTAAGTAACAATCCTAATGACGAACGTTGATAGGTTTGTACTTGTTGTAAAATATTGGATGGAAATACAGCCATTGTATTGCTCCTAACAATTAAATTTTATTAATCGTCAAATAATGACCGAGCTATTAATGTTTTAGACTCTGTATTTTTTCCTGTAGTCTCTGACACTCATAGCACCATTATCGACTCCGGTGTTAGAAGGTCTCAATTGACTAAGTGGTTGATTAGGAATTCTCATGCTTTTAGCAGATTCATTTTCAGCTAATGATTTAGCTAATCTTTGAATTTGCTTTATAGCAGCTTG